GTCCATCCAGCAGCACGCCATTGATCCGCTCGAACGTCAGGCCGCGGATCTGGACCAACGCACTCGACGATTCATTGCCGCCGAGACGCAGACCGTCTTGGCACTCGACCCTTCGGCAAGCGTCGAAGAACGCATGGGATCGCTTGATGAGTATCTGAAGTTGAAGGGGTTCACGGTCGAAGCGGCCAACTACGGCTTTCATGACTTCATCGCCCGCAGCTTCCGCGGGCACGACGGAATCCGCATCGATCTCCCGACGTCGAGCAATCCGAGCTTTCCCGATTCGTGGATCACCCCGACGCCGATCGATCCGCATCTCCACGGCGGCAGCCGCCGTGAGTGGGCCATTCTTCTTTGAGGACACCGATGTCAGTTGCGATCAATACACCTTCGCCGAACCCCGTGCAGATCGTCATGAACGTCTCGCGGATGTGGAGCCTCTTTCTGCTTGCCTCTCGTGTGCTCGCTTGGTTCGGCATTCGCCCCACGCCCTGTGTCGTGGCGTGGGTGGCCGGCCATTGCGTGCAGGCGAGCGTGGGCGGGCGTTGGCATCGAGTCATAACTCCAGCAGATGAGGTGATCGCATCATGCGTGCAGGCACCCTGAGAGAGCGGCTTCGGCTCCAGCGGACCACGAACTATCTCGGTCAGTGGGGGCAGGAGTCTGTGTGGAAAGATATTGCCACGGTGTGGGCGAGTGTGAAGGCGTCGGGTGGTGCGGAGACGTTTGGGGACAAGGGTGTAACCGGCAGCACGACGTTCCTCGTGCGGCTCCGGTACCGAACCGGATTAACCAGCCAGGACAGATGTAGTCAGTGTGCTCGATCCTGACGGTCGGCGGCGGGAACTGGAATGCGTTTGCGTACAGCACGGCAATGACGAAGCAGCCGCCTGACCACGGACGGAGTGAAAAGCAATGGCAAAGGACACGTTCAAACTCGAAGGCGGGAAGGACCTGGAACGCCGGCTCAAGAAACTCGGTGAGAAGGTCTACCGCAAGGTGACAAAGCAGGCCGTGGGTGCGGCGGCGACGCCGGTAGTGAAGGCGGCGAAGGCGAACGTCGAGACGGATTCAGGACTGCTCAAAAAGAGTCTTGGAAAGAAAGTCGTCACGTTCAAGAAGACACAGACCGTCGCGGCCATCGTCGGTGCTCGCCGAAGCGTGGAGGGCAACGTCAGAGGGAAGGTACGCAAGCCGAGTCGATACGCCCATCTCGTGGAGAAGGGGCACATCGATGAGCACGGGAATCACATCCCGGCAGAACCGTTCCTGCGTCCGGCGTTGGAACAGAGCGGTGCGAAGGCGATGGACCTGATGCAGAACAAGCTGGCAGCGGGACTCGAGAAGGAAGCGAAGAAGCGAACATGATCGAGAATGCGATCCACAATCTCTTGAGCACGACGCCGCTGGTGACCGCGATCGCCAGTGACCGCGTCTACTTCAATCTCCGGCCACAGAACGAGCGACGCCCGAGTCTTGTCTTGACGCGAACCGGGACCCGGTTCTTCCGTGCCTTCCGCTCTATTGCTCGAACGGCCGGGGGATCGATGCAGATCGATGCTCTTGCCCCAACCTACCCAGCAGCCAAAGCATTGGCCCGTGCGGTTCGCGATGTGCTTGACGGGTTCAAGGGCCAGAGCACCGACACGCTCTTCAAGTGGATCAAGGTCGAAGACGAATCAGACATCCCGACGACGCCATTGGTCGGCAAGGCAGAGCCGACGTATGGCGTCAGCCTCGACATCCAGTTCATGGCGGTCGAGCCGAAGCAGTAATCCAAACCAAGGAGAAGAGAAGATGAGTGACCCCAATACAACCCCCGGCCACAGTACGAAGTTCGAGTTTGGTGATGCGGCCACGTACGCGATCAGCACGACGTGGACCGAGATCGCACAGATTCTCGAGATCGGTCCGCCCGAAGTGGAAGCCGACGACATCGAGACGTCGAACATGCAGAGCCCCGAGCAATTCAAGACCTTCGATCCCGGATGGGCCGATGCCGGCGAGATCGAAGTGACGCTCCAGTACGAGAAGGCGGAAGCGGTCACGCTGTACGGGCTATTCCGAATCAAGAAGGGCTTCCGCATGACCTTTGAGGACACGAGCAAGTGGAGCCTCAACGGCTACATCAAGAAGTTCGGCGGCGAGATCGATCGTGAAGGGGTCATCACGCAGACGATCACCGTGAAGGTCAGTGGCAAGCCTGTCTTCGCCGCTGCCGCCCCCGCCTGATCTCCTCTTTCCAATAACAACTTTCCAAGGCAATCATCATGATGACCAAAGACCAGATCTTCTCGCGTCCCCCGACGATCGAAACCGTGGACGCTACCGAACTTGCCGTCGGCTCGACGCTCGGCGTCAAGCTCCTGAGTGCGGCCGAGTTCCTCAAGCTCTCGGCCGCGGCAAAGGCCAACGGCGATCAGGCGTACGCCCTCTGGATCATCGCCTGTGTGTGCGACGAATCCGGCACGCCGTTGTTCTCCTCCGACGACATTGAGTCGGTGACGGCGTTGCCGTTCCCCTTGGTCAATCGCCTGATCGATGCCGCCCAACGCGTCAACGGTACCGCGAAGGTCGCCGCGGGAAACTAGCCAGCCCGTGCCGCCGTCTGCTCTTTTCACTTGCCCTGCGGATGGGCCGGACGGTGCGGGAGCTTCTCGAGGATCTGGACGCGAGCGAACTCCATGAGTGGATCGCCTTCCATGCGATCGATCCGTGGACAGAGGAGCGGGCCGATCTCAGGGCCGGCGTCATCGCCGCGACGATCGCCAACGCACACAGTCGTAAGGGGCGGTTCAAGCCGAGTGACTTCATGCCTCGCTACGAAACGCCCAAGCCGCGGTCCGGTGCGGATCTGAAGGCGATGGCCCAGCGTTGGAACGCCTTACTGGGCGGCACAATCGAAGGAACGTCATGAGCAACACGATCTCAACACTCAATGTGAAACTGACCGCGACCACCGCGGCCTTCAGTTCCGCGATGGCCGGAGCGGCACGGCCTCTCGCGTCGTTCGGCTCCTCCGTCCTGCGAGTCGGCACAATGGTGGCCGGCTTCGGCACGGCACTACTCGGACTCGCCGCGGGCGGATCGCTCGCCTACATGACCAAGCAGTCGATGGAAGCCATCGACGTCAACGCAAAGCTCGCCGATCGACTGGGCCTCTCCACAGAAGGACTTGTCGGTCTGCAACATGCTGGCAACCTCGCCGGCGTGTCCTCGGAGCAGTTGACGGAGGCGATGGAGAAGATGCTCAAGAGCCTCGGGAGTGCCGCAGACGATGGCGAACTGGTGAGCAGCGTCTTCACCAAGCTTGGGCTCGACGCCGCGGCGTTGGCGAACATGCCGGCCGACCAAGCGTTCGCAACCATCGCCCAACGCATCAGTGAGATCCAGAACCCGGCCGAGCGGGCGACCGCGGCAATGCAGATCTTCGGCAAGAGCGGCCAGTCGCTGCTGCCTCTGATGATGAGTGGTGCGGAGGGGATCAAAGCCGCACAGTTAGAAGCCGAGAAGCTCGGACTCACCTATAGCCGCGTCGATGCCGCGAAGGTCGAGCAGGCAAATGACGCGATCACCAAGATGACGTCGATCTTCTCGGGCATCGGCAATCAGTTGGCGATCGGCCTGGCCCCGTACATCGAAGCGGCGGCGAACAAGTTCACGGAACTCGCGACCGCGGGTGGCGGCATCGGTCCAAAGGTCGGCGGAGCCATCGAATGGGTCGCGAGAGCCATCGCGACTGCGGCCGACTACCTCCAACTACTCCCGGCGGGCTTCCACGGGTTCCGTGCCGGTGCCCTTCAGGCGATCGTCGGCGTGCTCGATGGTGTCGATTTACTCGGCGGCGGCTTGGTGAAGCTGATGAACCTGCTGCCCGGCGTCAGCGTCGAATGGACCGACACGTTCAGCACGCTCACACAGGGACTCGAACAGGTCGCGGCTGAAGAGGCGGCGAAGTTCGATGAGGCGATGGGCAAGTTCAACCGCGGGGACAACGCCTTGGCGGTCACCAAGGTCTTCGAAGACATCAAGAAAGCCAGCACCGAAGCCGCTGCGGCCACCCAAGCTAGTGCGGCCAAAATGCGTGGAGCGTTCGAGGGTCTGGACGACGGCTCGGCTGCCGATGCGGAAGCCAATCTCAAGAAGCTTGCCGACCTCGATGCCCAAAAGAAGGCACAGGCGGACCTAGAACAACGGGCCCAAGCAGTCTTCGACGAGACCCGCACGCCACTGGAAAAGTACGAAGAGCGAATCGGCGAGTTGTCCGACCTGCTCAACGCCGGAGCGATCGACTGGGATACCTACGGCCGTGCCATTCGGCAGGCTCGCGAGCGGCTCGACGGCAAGGACAGCGTGTCAGCCGGCCCGACGCAGGATTTGCCGGATCTGATCTCCTCGGGCTCGGCTCAGGCCGCACGATTCGCCTACGACATGAGCCGGGGACAGAGCAAACTGGACGAGAAGGGCGATACGCCCAAGAAGCAGTTGGCTGAGCAGCAGGATGCCAACCGAATCCTCGAACGCATCGCACGAAACACACAGACACCCGTGACCGCGGAAGTGGTCGAGCTATGACCACCCAACGGATACACGACCACGCAGATCGCAAAGAGGGCAGGAGGGCTGGTCAATGGCAGTAATCGAAGTCAAGGAACTCCACCAACGCCGGCGATCGTCCGTCAAGGACGGTCAAGTGACGCACACCCGGGCGTTCCTCGTCACCACCGACAACATCGAAGACGGCACGGTCGTCGCGATTTCCGCCGTTGGAGTGCCACGCTACGGCGAACCCCACCCGGTCGATGCGGCGTGCAAGGTGTCGAGTGTCGATGCCGATCCGGTGAAGGACAGCGGCGTGCATTTCGAAGTGGTCGTGGAGTACGTAAGCGGCCAACTCGTCGGCACCGTAGGCAATCCGCTCGACCGTCCCCCGGAAATCTCATGGGGCGGCAGC